CTCATACCACCAGGTGAAGGTGTCAGCGAAGAACTTAATAGCATCCGCTCCGGCATCAATATTGCTAATGAGCAGAACAGTGAAGGCAGCGATCACTCCTGCGAGGAGAAGCCACGGACCGATCATAAGTACAAGAGCGACCCCCATGGACAGAGTAGCGGATACAGCAGCGACCAGCGCAGGAACGAAGGCGATGATGGATGCTATCGCCCCCGCTATCATCCCAGCGAGAGCTACGAACTTACTCAGCAAGAAAATCATAGGACCCAAAAACATCAAGAGCGCTCCTCCCCACACGACCACCCTCTTGATTCCTTCGGAAAGATTGGTCCACCATTTCAACCCAGTTTTGATGTGCTCGTTGATTGCGAGGATAGCGGGAGCAAGGAACTTCTTCAATCGGATCATGACCACGTTGATATTGTTGCTGAGTATCTTCATCTGATTGGCGAAGGACTGGAGCTGCTTCTTGGCAACCATCTCAGTGAATCCGCCAGCCTTCTTCAATTCCGTTTGGTATCCTTTCAACTTGTCGGTCAACCCAAGTATCGGGAGAATCGCCTGTTGTGCTCGAACTTCAAACCCGAGCATCTTGAGGGTAGCGGTTCTCTGCGCTGGACCCATCCCCTCTACCGCTTTGGTGACTCCGTCCAGAACCCCAGTGAGGTTCTTACCGGTAGAGGCGAACTCTTCGTATGGGATGTTAAACTTCTTGAACGCTGCTTCATTCTCGGTGATCCCTTTGACCATTAGTCGAGTCATCCGACCAAACATGGAACCCGCTTTCATTCCCTTGATGCCTTGGTCCGCATACGCCGCCAGAATTGATACCCCTTCGTTCAGGTCCATATTGAACGATGATATTGCTACACCGGCATCATTCGTCAAAGCTTCCGAGAACTGCTGCACGCTTGCATTGGCGAGGGTGTTGGCACGAACCAATTGGTCGGAAAGGTTGATCATGTTCTGCTGATTCTTTACCGCATCTTTTGAGGACATGCCGAGAGCGGATTGAGCATCGGTCAGGAGGTCCGTCGCTAATGCCATATCAAACGCACCAGCAGTTGCGAACTGTTGTACCGGACCGAGGGCGGCGATTGCCTGGGTAGCGTCCAACCCGGCAGATGCCAAGAAGAAGTACCCATCCGCCAACTCTTTGGCGGACTGGATACCCTCCTGAGACATCACCAACGCTGTCTGTTCCATTTCCCCTCGCATCTCTTTTGACAGACCTACCATGATCGAGGTACTCTTGGTCATGGCATCATCAAAATCAGAGAACGCACTGACTGCCTTCTTTCCGAAGAGAGCCAATGGTGCAGTGAGACCCAGAGTCAAACCCAAGGCCATGCTCTGCATCTTAGAAGCAGTCTTTGCCATAAAGGCTTGAGTACGCAGCATGCTCCTTTCGAATTGGGCAGAGTCGGCTCTGAGATTGACGGACAAAGTTCCGAGACTCATAGCAAGGGGCATATTATTTCT